ACTTTTTCAACTGGCATTAATATTAAACGCCTTCATAACATAATTTTTGCGTCTCCGAGTAAGTCCCAGATTCGTGTATTGCAGTCGATAGGCCGTGGATTACGTAAGTCTGAAGACGGTATACATACTAAGGTATTCGATATTGCTGACGATTTACATTGGAAGTCAAAAAAGAACTATACGTTATTACACGCTGCTGAGAGGATCAAGATTTATAGTAAAGAGAAATTCGACTATAAAATTCATGATATAAATATATAAATGGAATCTATAAAGAATATCGATATAAGACACTTTAAACTAACGAATAATGAAGACCTTATTTGTTATGTTCAAAGCTCCAGCGACCATGCTTTTATCGTAGAACGACCTGCGGTCGTAAGGGTATCATTAGATGGTACTTTTACTTTTGGAGATTGGTTTCCTTTCTCTGATAAAAAGGTCTTTAAGATCATGAAAAGGTTTGTGATTAATCATACTGAAGTTGTTGAGGAGACCAAAGAGTCTTACATTAAGTATTCATGTCAGGATATGATTAGAGATGAGATTAATCGCGATATAGAAGAATACGAATTGGAAGGTGAAGCGATGATTGAAGATGACATAAGAACTGAAGGAACCATTGAACCAACCATACATTAATTGTTGTATACCCCTATCCTCCCCGGTAACTCTATTATTATATCATACTTTTGACCATTTGTAAACGTTTAATTCACCTAATTGTGAAAATAATTGAAAATAAAATAATTGAAAATAATTGTTTACATTTGACCCAAACTATGATATAATATTACATTATTAGGAGATATAAATGACCACTAAAATCAAACCAAAAGCTAAGCCACACTATGTGAATAACAAAGAATTTTCACTATCTGTAGTTGAGTACGTCAAGACTGTAATCGAAGCTAAGGCATCTGAAAGCACAATTCCTAAAGTTCCAGATTACGTTGCTACATGTTTCATGAAAATATCTGAAGGACTGTCTCACAGACCGAACTTCGTTCGGTATACTTATAGAGAAGAGATGGTAATGGATGGTGTTGAAAACTGTCTAAGAGCTATTAATAACTATAAGATCGAAACGGCCACTCGAACTGGTAATCCAAATGCATTCTCATACTTTACTCAGATTTGTTTCTTCGCCTTTATAAGACGTATTACTAAGGAAAAGAAGCAGCAAGAAATCAAGTTTAGGTATATTGAAAGAATGGGTATTGAAGATTTTGCAGCTATGGGTATGGATGATAATGGTGCAGCTCAAACGTTAGAATATGTAGATACCTTAAGGCAGAGGATCGATCAGATTAGAACTAAAGATGCTAGGATTAAAGAGTTTGCGAAGATCGAAAAAGAGAAAGAAAAACTAGAATTGTTTATGGTGTAATTATGAAAGTTGCTATATTGAATGATACGCATTGTGGCGTAAGAAACTCGTCTGATATATTTTTAAACTATCAAGCTCGTTTTTATGAAGAGATCTTTTTTCCATATCTTAAAGAGCATGGAATTACGAATATCTTACATCTGGGCGATTACTACGAACATAGAAAGTTTGTTAATTTCAAAGCTCTTAATGCTAATCGTAAACACTTCTTAGAACCAATGCGTGAGATGGGTATTACCATGGACATTATTCCTGGTAATCACGACGTGTACTTCAAGAATACAAACGAACTATGTTCGCTTAAAGAACTTCTTGGTTACTTTACATCTAACGTTAATATTATAATGAAACCAACTGTTTTAGACTATGATGGTTTAAAGGTTGGTGTATTACCATGGATTAATAGTGCAAACTATGAAGAATATACTAAATGGGCTATGACGTGCAAAGCGTCTATTCTTGGAGCTCATCTTGAGTTAAAAGGATTTGAGCTTATGGCTGGTATAACTAATCCTCATGGTATGAACGCTGATATATTTTCTAGATTTGAAAGCGTATTAACTGGTCATTTCCACACAAAATCTAGTCAAGGAAACGTTCATTATCTAGGTAATCAGATGGAATTTACTTGGTCTGATTGTGATGATCCTAAGTACTTCCACATCTTAGATACTGAAACTCGTGAAGTAATTCCAGTACGTAATCCTATTACTATGTTTAAAAAGGTAATCTATGATGATACTAAGATAGATTATAATAAAGTAGATGTTTCTGAGTTTAAAGATAAATTCATTAAACTTATTGTTGTAAGTAAGAGTGACTTATATATGTTTGATAGGTTTGTTGATAGGTTACAAAGTATTGAAACTCATGAGCTTAAAATTGCTGAAACATTTGAAGAATACCTAGGTGACAGTGTTGAAGATGATAAAGTATCGCTTGAAGATACCGGAGTCTTATTAGATACCTATGTTGATGCAGTTGAAACTGATTTAGATAAAGACCACATTAAGGTTGAATTGAGAAAACTATATACTGAAGCACAGAACTTGGAGGTGGTGTAATGCAACAACAATCTTTTAGATTCTATGATATAGATCCAGAGCAACTATCATTTGACTTTCCAGTCCAAAAACGATGGCCATATGTACAAACTGATCTGTTCACCAGTGAATTAGTAATTGCTAGTAGTTATACTGGAACTATGAATTCATATGTTACCGTGAGTAATTCAGACGGTGGTGAGGCGGCAAGGATAGACGATACAGGAATCAGTCTTAAAATGGAAAACAAATCTTGGCTAAAAACTAAGATTGCTAATTGGTTAGGAGTTAAGTATCTATGATACATTTTAAATCAGTATCATGGAAGAACTTTCTTTCAACTGGTAATGACACAATTAAAGTACAATTAGATAAAACAGCATCAACATTAGTTGTAGGTTCAAATGGTGCTGGTAAATCTACAATGTTGGATGCTCTTTCCTTTGGTCTATTTGGTAAGCCTCATAGAGATATTAAAAAAGATCAGTTAGTTAATAGTATCAATAAGAAAGGTACTATTGTTGAAGTTGAGTTTAACGTTGGTAATTCTGAGTTTAGAATTCATAGAACTATTAAGCCTGGTAAATTTGAAATATGGCAAAACGGTAATCAGATAAATCAAGCTTCTAATGCTCGTGATTTTCAAAAGTACTTAGAACAAAATATACTTAAGCTAAACCATAAATCGTTTCATCAAGTTGTTGTATTGGGTAGTAGTTCTTTTATTCCATTCATGCAATTACAGGTTAGTCAGCGTAGAGAAGTTATTGAAGATCTATTAGACATTAATATTTTTAGTAAAATGAATTCATTATTGAAAGAACGTAATTCTAAGATTAAAGAAGAACTATCTGAAATAAACCATTCATTAGATTTATTTAAGTCTAAAATAGAAACTCAAAACAAATACGTTAAAGACTTACAATCTATTAATAAAGACATGGTTAAGTCTAAAGAAGATACTGTAAAATTATATGAAATCGAAGTTAAAGATTTAGTTAATGATTCTCAAACTCAAGGGAAAAACCTAACTAGTCTAACCGAAATTCAAAACGATAAATACAAGACTATTAATTCAGAAACTTCTAATATTAAATCAAAAAGTCTCGTTTTTAAGTCTCGTATTAAAGATTTAGTATCAAATGCTAAGTTCTTTGAGAATCATGAACATTGTCCAACATGTGATCAAGATATAGATGAACCTATTAAAATAGATAAATTAAACAAAATTAAATGCGACGCTGCTAATATTCAAAAACAAATGGCTGAATTAGATGTACAATCTAATGTAAACACCAATGATGTTACTGAATGTCAAAACGATATGCAAATATTATTAGATAGACAACGTCATATAAATTCTAATAATGATAAGATCACAATTGTTCAAAGAGAAGTTGAAAGACTACAAAAAGAGATTAGTGTATTATTACAGTCTTCAGGCGATATTAAAACAGCTAAATCTGAATTAGATTCTTTGCGTGATTCTAAAGATACTGTAACTGAAAAGAAGTTACAATATGTAGAAGAAAGAACGTATAACGAAGTAATTGGTGAAATGCTTAAAGATACTGGTATTAAAACTAAAGTCATTAAACAATATTTGCCAGTTATGAATCGACTTATTAATAACTACCTTCAAGTCTTAGATTTCTTTGTTGCATTCCATCTCGACGAAAGCTTTACAGAAACTATTAGATCTCGTCATAGAGACGCATTTAACTATACATCGTTTAGTGAAGGTGAAAAACAACGTATAGATTTAGCTTTATTATTTACTTGGAGACAGATTGCTAAGATGAAGAACTCAGCCGCAACTAATCTTTTAGTATTGGATGAGACATTTGATTCTTCGTTAGATCATGATGGTATTGAAAGTTTAACTAAGATTCTAAATACTCTTGAAGATGGTACTAATGTCTTTATTATATCACACAAAGGCGACATATTAGAGAACAAGTTTAGATCTAAGATTGAGTTTATAAAAGAAAGAAACTTTTCCAAGATTAAGTAGTTATAAGCATATAACAAAATGATCTAAACATGAGTGAATCATTTGTATACAAGGCCCTCGAATTATGATATAATATACATATATTAAGGAATAAGGAAAGGGTCAAAAATATGAATAACTCAAGCTTACCGAAGCTCCTAGCCAAAGAAAACATCACTATCAGACATGGTAACTATCAGACGCCATGGTTTGATATCAAAAACAGAGTCCTTGGTCTTCCAATATGGAAAGATATGGGTAAAGACGTTTACGATTTATTTATTGGTCATGAAGTTGGCCACGCATTAGAAACCCCATATGAAGGTTGGCATGACAGCCCAGAAAAACTAGCTGGATGTCCTAGATCTTATATCAATGTTATAGAAGACTGTAGGATCGAACGAAAAATCAAAGATCGTTACCCTGGTTTAGTTGGTCCATTTAGTAGAGCTTATAGCAAGCTTTATAATGATGACTTCTTTGGCACTTCAAACATCGACTTATCAAAACTTAAAATCATAGATAAAATCAACTTACAAGCAAAGGTTGGTTCTCATTGCGAATTAGAATTCAATGAAGAAGAACAAGTCTTTATGAATCGCGCTAACACAACTCAAGACTTCCAAGAAGTATTAGAATTAGTTAAAGATATCGTAGCATATGATATGTCTAATCAGGAAGAAGAACCAG